TAAAGTACAATGTCACCGTTCCACTTTGTAGGCGGCGTACCGGCGAAAACGATCTGCAGCACATGCGGTTCGATTGTCTGGATGCTCCTGATCTCGTAGAGCTTACCCTTGACTTTGATTTTTTCCATGATTTTTACCTCCATGATTTATTTTTTTGTATATAAAAAGGACCCTCGCGGATCCTGAATTTTCAAATTTATGTGATTTTTCAATTGACTTTTGTCTCTATGAGTTGATTTTTCTTCTTTCCCTCAATTGTATAGTGAGATGAGCACTCTAAATAATCTGGTAAAAAAATCGTATATGTTTAAATGGGAAGAAGTCTCAATTACGATAGGTTCATTAAAAGCGAACGGTGGTGAAGTATTTGGGAAAACATATAACATTCCGGAATCCTATTTTGAAAATAATAAATGGACTACAGCAGCTATAACCGGTTTCTACCTTAATGGAAATGGGTATACAAATTGTTCCGTTACAGCTTGCAGGGTCATAGGAAAAAATGTACTATATTCTGTAAAAAACATGGGATCAACCGATTTAAGTGATATTGAATTGAGAATCTTTACTATGTTTACGTTGGCAAATGGATAGCTCCTAAAATTACCCAGAAGGAGTTTCTTCAATGCTTGACCAGTTCCATAAGTTTACGATTTAGTCTTTGTAAAAGAAATATTGTGCCATCCAGTCCAGCTATTAGGTAAACGGTAGACCAAAAGTACCTTTCATCATCTTCCATGCTATGCCATAATAAACTCACCAAAACTACACAATCAAAAAAGTTCAGTACTCCACTTTTTTGACTGCCTATAATCAGGAGGATGTTATGGTCACACAAACCAGTCTTATGGCACAGCAGGTACGTATTCAGCAGTGGGCGGAGCAAATCAGGGAATGTCAAAACCGTCCGAAAGGAATGGCTGTTGAAACCTGGTGTGCTCAAAATAATCTTACAAAGGCCAACTACTATTACCGCCTGCGGCGTGTGCGTGAAGTGTGCCTGGAACAATTCCAGGCTGCTGAAACTCCAGCTTTTGTTGAACTTCCTGTTTCAGAAAAAGAAATGGTCTGCGCAGAGTCTGCCACGGAAACAAACATTACTGAAAAAGCAGGGCCTATACTTCGGATGAAAAGCATCAGCGGGTTTTGCATCGAAGTATTTTCGGACATATCACCGACACTGCTCCGGCAGGTCATAGAGGCCATGAATCATGCTGAATGATGCGGACGCCTCTGGCTTCAAAAAGGTATATCTGGCAATGGGGTTTACCGATCTCCGCCGTGGAATTGATGGATTGGCTGGCATTATCCGTTTTCAATTTAACCTGGATCCTTATGATAAAAACACACTGTTTCTGTTCTGCGGAAGAAGGTGTGATCGTATAAAAGCCCTGCTGTGGGAAGGCGATGGTTTTCTTCTCATGTACAAACGCCTGGACAGCGGAGCTTTCCGATGGCCCCGTTCCGCAGATGAAGCCCTGTCCATCACAGAAGAACAGTATCGGATGCTGATGCAGGGATTGGAGATTGTTGCAAGGCATCCAATAGCAGAACTAGAAGAGCCGCCTTCCATGATGTAATTGTGCAGAACGCTGAAAATAAAAAACTTATAAACCAGGGGATTCCCTGCGGTATCCATTCGATTTGAAAGCTTATCCACATTCAGCCAAAACTGCAGTTTTTTTGAAAAGCAGTCTGCTGGCTGATGTGGATAATACAGCGAAATATCTATGAAGCCATGGTTGTTTCGCTGTGTTATCCACCGTCATTATGCCGAACTGGAGGATTGGTATGATTGGCGTAAACTAAAGAAATCTGATATAATCAGAACCAGTAAATCATGGGAGTTCTGATTATGGCATTCAAATATACAGAAGAACAACTGAATAAGCTGGACAAGGAGCTGCTCATACAACTGTTCCTCGGACTACAGGAACAACTGGAAGCATTGACTGCTCAGACGGAAGCATTAAATACAAAAATGCAACAGATGATGGAGCAGCTGATTCTTTCCAACAAAAACCGCTTTGGCCGTTCCAGTGAAAAAATGGAGGATGCGAACCAGATTTGCTTCATGGAAGTAGATGGAACGATTGTATTCTTTAATGAGGCGGAGGCAGTCTGTGACCTGAGTGCGCCAGAACCAGATGATCTGGAACAAAAAACAGTTAGAAAGAAGCAGTCCGGAAAACGGGAAGCGGATATTTCCGGTCTTCCGAGGCAGCGTATCGACCATTATCTGAGTGAAGAAGAACTTACAGCGGAATTCGGCGAAAAAGGCTGGAAACAGCTCCCGGATGTCATTTCCACCTGTTACCGTTTTGTTCCGGCTAAAGTGGAGGTGGAGGAACATCATATCGGTGTTTATTCCAGTAAAACCGATGAACACATGGTAAAAGCACCGCATCCGAAAAAACTGCTGCGTGGCAGCCTGGTTTCAGAATCTCTGGCAGCCGCTATCATGAATGGGAAATATGTCAATGCGGTGCCCCTGTATCGGCTTGAAAAAGAATTCGAACGTTATGGTCTGGCTATTACCCGGCAGAACATGGCGAATTGGATGATTCGACTGAGCGAAGAGTACCTGGCAGTTATGTATGATTATCTGCATGAACTGCTGTACAAGTATCATGTGATACAGGCGGATGAAACACCGGTCTTGGTAAATAAGGATGGGCGGTCAGCTGGAAGTAAAAGCTGGATGTGGGTTTACCGTTCAGGCTTCATGTATCCGGAACGTCAGATCATCCTTTATGAATACCAAAAAACACGGAATGCCTCCCATCCCAGAAAGTTCCTGAAGAATTATACAGGAATCTGTGTCACAGATGGCTATCAGGTATACCACACTCTGGAAAAAGAAAAGGAAAACCTGAAAATCGCAGGGTGCTGGGTACACTGCAGACGAAAGTTTGACGAAGCCCTGACCGTGATTCCCAAAGAGCTTCGCAAGCAATCTGTCCTGTACTTAATTCTGAAGCAGATACAGGCCATTTACAGGGAAGAAGGAAAGTTGACCGCCCTTTCTTCCGAAGAACGGTTAAAGCAGCGTCAATTGGTGGTTCAACCACTGGTGGATGCTTTCTTCTCGTACCTGAAACAGAACAAAGATAAAGTAGGGAAAAGTTCAAAAGCGAAAGAGGCATTCACTTACGCCTTGAACCAGGAAACGTACCTAAGAGTATTTCTGGAAGATGGAGATGTTCCTATGGATAACAATGCCAGTGAACGCGCTATTCGCGGCTTCTGCATCGGAAAGAAAAACTGGGAAATGATCGACACTATCCATGGGGCGAACAGCTCAGCAATCATCTACAGCATAGCAGAAACAGCAAAAGCGAATAACTTGAAACCTTATGAGTATTTCGAATATCTGTTGACCGAGATCCCGAAACACCTGGAAGATACCAACCGTGATTTTTTGGCAGAGCTTTTACCTTGGGCCAAAACGTTGCCGGAGCATATCAAAAAAAAGGAGAAAAAATAGACCGGCCGCGAAAGCGGCCGGATAGTTGGCAAGGTACTTTTGGTCTACCGTTTACCCTCCTACAGCAGCATCACATCTTTTTGATCCATTATGAGACAAAAGCAGACCGTATAAGCTTTCGTATGGTCTGCTTTGTGATTTAATATTTTTATCCTAATTCATCATCATTCTTCAGCCTGTATAACAATCTTCGGATTATAGTATCTCATCTACCTCTTCCTACGAATATACTGTACTATATTTTATCATAGGGGAATGTTGATTGCAAGAATAGGAATTCCTCACTCCCCCACAAAATACCTCCCATTCCTCTTCCTGTCAAACAATGCATAATACTGCACCGTCCGGTACCTCTCAATCCATTCCCTGTAACTATTCTCCGCCCAGAGATCATGCCAGTCCCCATCTGCGGTCATATATCCGGCGAAATTAAACACCGGGATCTGCTCTCTCTGGTTCATCCGGTAACGGTCATACGCAGACAGCTCCAGCCCTGCATACTTCCGGACCAGCGTCCCGAGATAATTCGTACTGACCACATCTTCTCCCCTGGAATTCTTCATCGAATAATCCTCCGGGATCTCATAATTGCTCCAGATAAAATACGGCACCATATAGATCTTCTCCGTCATCGTAAGATCCGTATCCGTGTTCCCTCTCCCGGCTTCCCTGAGCGCATTCTCAAAGTCCCCATTCAGCGCCGGCTGATGATCCCCGAAGAAGCAGATGAGTACCGGCCGGTCCACCTGCTCAAAATAGGAGATCAGATACGAGAGCGCCTGATCCGACTTCGCGATCAGCGACTCATACATCTGAAGATCCGAATACCCGCTGTATTCCTCATCGACATCGACGATCTCCTCCGGCTTCAGCTCCCCGATCCCGTCATATCCGCCATGATTCTGCATCGTGACATTGAAAATAAAGGTCGGCTCTGTCTGCGCCTCATAAACCTCGATCAGCTTCTGATAATCCCCAAGATCAGACACCCGGTTCCAGACCGTCCGCTCACTGTCCTCAAACGTGCTGATCGATAAAAATTCATCAAATCCGAGCTTCGGATACACAACACTTCTTCGCCATTTCTCCGGATTTTCCGGATGCATCGCGATCGTGTGGTAGCCCTGTTCCTTTAAGATCGAGACCATGGACGGCACATTCGTAAAATCAAAGCTCAAATACGGATTGATCCCGTTTGTGTAGGTCATCGAATCCCCCGTCAGATATTCGAACTCCGTCGTGGACGTTCCGCCGCCGCGGGTCGAAACATAATCCCATCCATACTCGATCGTATGCGGATCATCCTTCAGCGAATAGAAAAACGCAAGATCATCCTCCGTACATGCAAGCGGTCCCAGGACGCTCAGATCACTAAACGACTCGTTCATGATCGTAATGATCATCGGCTGCTCGCCGGTATCTTTCTTCTCCGTTTCCGTAGGAGCTTCCGTCGCCCCGTGCTCATCCAAAATTTCTTCCGCACTCTGCTCCGTATACCCATCCGGCTTACTGATCTTCATCCTCTGCCAGAGCGAGATAAACGCCGGAGCAAAACCGGTCGCCTGATATGTATTCGCCTGCCACCAGAAATCAACGCCGATATTGTAGGTATCCGGGAAATCATAGCTACCGATCCAGAAAAACAACGCCGCAGCCTCTCCGATCGCTCCGCAGCCCTTTATCAGGATCCGTTTCTTTCCCGTTCTCTTCTGAAAAATTTCCGTCTTTCCAAGCGCCCACATACAGGTAAACAGAAAATACAGGATGCCATAATTGACGTTGTATTCGTTTGTTGCGTTTTCATTCTTTTTTACCTCATTTCGCCGCTTATACAGCGGCAACAGTTCTTCGTAAGGTTAATCCTCAACCACCAGTACCTTTTCATCTTACTAAATTTTTGAGATAATCGCTCCAACAACATTTCTAAACACGCTTTCGCTCTATTCGCTCGAATTGCGCGATTCGTGTTTACTTTATCCAGGAGGATTGTCTCATGAATGCAGACAAAAATTCAGCAGAGTTGACTATCTGAGCACTGCTCAGTTTAA